ATGAAATATTTATCTGTCCCACAGACCGCCGAGCGATGGGGCATTACACCCAGGCGTATACAAATACTGTGCAATGGGGATCGCATACCGGGCGCTGTGAAAATCGGCAATCGCTGGGCAATCCCTGATGACGAGCCGAAGCCCGCCGATGCGAGGATAAAAAGCGGGAAATACATCAAGAACCGCCATGAAAATGCAGGATCGGAGAAAGCGTAGAGGCTTTAGTCTTTCCCATACGGGACAGGTCTTTTGTGACAACAGCGATAAGGGTAGGTCAAGCCCAATTCCGAATATCTTGACCGGGAGGAAGTTATGAACGATACAGAACAGAGAGCCGCAGCCAGACAGTTTGCCCAGGACTGGCAAGGACGCGGCGATGAGAAGCAGGAGACCCAGACGTTCTGGCTGGCGTTGCTGCAAAAGCTTTTTGGCATAGAGGAACCGGAAAAGTACATCAGCTTTGAGCGGCGCGTTGAGGTGGACGACCCCAAAACCGGTAAAAGCACCACCAAATTCATTGACGGGTACATTCCCCAGACGCGGGTATTGATTGAGCAGAAAGGGCAGGATGTTGACCTGCGCAAAGGCTACCGGCAGTCGGACGGCTCCCTGCTCTCGCCTTATCAGCAGGCCCGCCGGTATGGCGGCTATCTGCCCCAGTCCGAACAGCCCCGGTGGATTATCGTCTGCAATTTCAGGGAATTTCACATCCACGATATGAACCGCCCCAACGACGAGCCGGAAGTCTTGGAGCTGACGGATTTAGAAAGAGAATATCATCGTTTACAGTTTATCATCGACACCACCAGCGACCACATCAAAAAGGAAATGGACATTTCCTTGAAAGCTGGCGAACTTGTCGGCGTGCTGTACGATGCGCTTTTGGAGCAGTATCAGGATCCGAACGACCCGGAAACGCTGAAAAGCCTGAACGCCCTGTGCGTCCGTCTGGTGTTCTGTCTGTATGCTGAGGATGCGGGAATTTTTGGCCGTCACCTGATGTTCCACGACTATCTGTCAGCCCATGAGCGCGAGGCCCGCCGTGCCCTGATCGACCTGTTCCGGGTGCTCGACCAGAAGCCGGAGGAACGCGACCCCTATATGGACGACGACCTCGCGGCCTTCCCCTATGTCAACGGCGGCCTGTTTTCCGATGAGAACATCATCATTCCACGGCTCAATGAGGAAATCGTCTCGCTGATCCTCCACAAAGCGAGTGAGAATTTCAACTGGTCGGAGATCAGTCCGACCATCTTCGGCGCGGTCTTTGAGAGCACACTGAACCCGGAGACCCGGCGCAGCGGTGGGATGCACTACACCAGCATCGAGAACATCCACAAGGTAATCGACCCGCTGTTTCTGGACGGGCTGAAAGCCGAGCTGGAAGAGATCGGCAAAATCCCGGTGGAGCGCACCCGCAAGCAGAAGTTGGAGGCGTTTCAGCAAAAGCTGGCCGGCCTGACCTTCCTCGAAATTAAGACTCGCTATTTAATACAAAGATATGCGGCATAGGCACAGGGGTGTCGGAGTGTCGTTTAGGGTGTCGGTTTTAAGACCGGCTATTTTTATATTCAGGAGGATTTGCTATGCCTACAATAACGAAAAAGGAACTCGAAGAATATAGGCAAATGTGCTATGATAAAAACAACGGTAGGATATTAACACCAGATGGGTTGCGACTCATCTGCGATGCGTATAAAAATGACCCGGAAGCCATCGGGAAGCATATGCTGGAAATACTGGCCCGGATACAGAGCAAGGAGTGCTGAGAATGGCAACTACAATTAATGACCAGACTGAGGAAATTGAACAGTTTCTTATTGAAACGACTGAAACCGAAGAATATAAATCTGTAGAGTATTTGGCGTTCTCCATCTATAGGCCAATGCTGGACTATTTCACGTCATTAAGAAACAAAGAAAATAAATTTATAACACCATTGTTTTTGGTGCCATTAGTTAACCGAGTCGGTGAGTTGTTTTGCGCAAAAGGAATTTCTGGAGATAATATTCTGAATTATATGGAGAAAAACGATAGCCACGGATGGGTAATGTATTATGATACCGCATTCATCCGTAAGCCCGGAGTAACCGAAACAATACAGGTTGATGCGGAGTTTCTTTTCCTAATTATTACTGGATTTATATTAGATACGTTTGGCAAAAAACACATAGACATCAACGAAATGGTTGAGGGAGAGCAGTTTGCCTATGAGACAAATCAGTACAGGTTAACGGCAGTACCCGGAGTAGTGTTTAAGACAGATTCTTTTATCTTTGACGGAAAAGCATATGTATATAATATTTTGACTAATAAATCAAAAATTGAATTTTTCGATACCATGCCCGGTTTTGCAAAAATAATCACAGAAGACGTTGGTACGGGTGATATTCTCCTTCGGTTAGATGAGCGTTTAGCAGTGCCAGCAGAGCAGATTATATCGTATTCAACCATAAACTTTGAAAAATTCCGTGGTCCGCAGTTTCATTTTGCAGATACAGATTTGGCAAAGGCAAAGACGATTATTGTTCATATCGATCCGAAAACCTGCGATAAATTACTCATGGTAATAAAAAAAGATTATGATGCTGTACAAAAAAAGTCGTTTTTGCATGTAGAAATCGAAACATTGCCGTATTGTCACGCCGGGATGAATAATTTTCCGTGTATAACTACTTTCCTACACGGAATGTACTATCCGGAAGATGACGTCTTCACACATATTGATTATACAAAAAACCAGTACATTTACGCAGACTATGAAAAAAAGTATGCTGATGCAGATCCGGATGTTCCGGTAGATTTCTATGCTGAAAAAAAGCTGCATTATAAAATTTGGTGTATCGAAAACGGAAGATATTCCAGAGAAACTTGGTATAAATTGATGGTGGCCTCCCTTCATGAAAAGTACCATAGCTTATTGGACGAGATTTTAGCATAAAGTAATTGAAAAAAGTGAAATACCTCTTGACAGGGACAAAGTCCCCACTTGTTACAATACGCTTGAAAGGAGGTCGATTAAAATGAGACCAAAAGAAATTCAAGAAAAATTAGGCATCAATGCCGATAAAATCAAACTGTATAAGAGAGAAGGTGTTTTTTCTCCTGAGAATCCGCCTTCAGGTAATCGTGGAACTAATTACACGGACACAGATTTTGATAATCTTCAGCTCCTTGTAGTATTAACAAAGTCGGGGTTGACATGTAGCGACATAAGAAAGCTTCAGGACGGTGAATGGACTTTGCCGGAAGCTATCAGAGCACGTCAGAAATCCATTGACGAGGAAATTGAACGAAAGCGCAACTCGCTGGAGTTGCTTTCTCAAATTCTTGATGCAAAAGCTGAATTTGAAACCTTTGAGACAAAGCGCTTCTGGAATATAATTCAGCAGAGAGAAGCAGATGGAGATGAATTCATTAGTTTTGAAGATTGGTATGGCTATGAGTCAGTTTCTCTTGTTCGCACCATTGAATGCCCGCATTGTCATGAGGATCAGGAAATCGATCTGGAAGATTACGTGTACGACCAGAGTAGCGATGAACGAGAAAATGGAATGGGACCAGATGTTGTTTATAGTTTCGACACTGATGAGTATTTCGAGTGTCCTTACTGCGGAAGACGTTTTCAGGTGTCTGGTTGGATACGAGAATATCCGATGGGAGCATATGATTCTGAAGACATTTTTGTTGAGGCGTTAGATGGCAAGGAGGATGAAGATGATGACTGAAAAGAGCGTTGGACTGAGCGATGAAGTTATTATAGAAATCGTTCATGGGATCAAAGATATTTTGATTGAGTTGATAGACCTTGCTTTTCAAAAGAAACAGGTAGAAGCAGAATAAACAAAAAAGCGCCTCGCCGCCGGAATCAAATCCAGTGGTGAGGCGTTTCTGCGTCTATGGCCCATTATCCCCTGCGAGGCGTATATGGTGGCACGTCTATGATGATCTCGGTATCATCAAGGAGTGTTATTTTCATTTTCCGTTGCTTGCCGATGTGAATTGTTTTGATCGTCAGAATCGCATCTGCCTGTGCAAGTTGGACATCGGCGGCAGGTTTGCTTTTGAATTGGGCCAGCGCATCAAGGCACCATTGTTGTCGTTTTGCTGTCATATCCGGTAGGCTCTGCAAATGAGTGATTACAGCGCTGATGGCTTCCGTGCGGTTGTAGATTTCTGATTGTAATGCCTCCCGGAGCAGGGTTTGAAACTGCTCATCATAAATGTGAATAGCTCCGCATTTCTTGCCTCTCCAACGACTGCTGCATTCCCATACCCAGTCGCTGTATGTAGTGCTGTGCCAAGATGAATGTCGGAAAGCAGCACCGCAATTTTCACACATGATTCGCCCAAGGAATGGACGAACACCGGTGTAGCGGCCATGTTGAAAATCTACTCGACGCTGGAGTTCTGTCTGCACATATCCGTGCAGCGGAGGTGGGATGATAGGAACGTGTCCTCCGGTTACATAGTATTTTGGCAGTTCGCCTTCATTTTTCTTTTGCTTTTTTGAAATGAAATCAACAGTGAAGGATTTTTGAATAAGCGCATCGCCTTTATATTTTTCGTTAGTGAGGATGCTGTTTACGACGCTGGTACTCCAGTTTTTCTTCCCGCCGGGTGTGGGGATACATTGTTCTGTGAGAATCTTGGAGATTTGATATGCCGACATGCCGAGAAGAAATAGATAGTAAATTTTCTTGACGATAACGGCCTCAGCCTCGTTTATCACCATGCCACGGTCATAACCGAGGAAGCGTCCATAAGGCACCGCATATTCGCCATCCGCGAAGCGTTTCCTTTTTCCCCATGTGATATTCTCAGAAATGGAACGGCTTTCTTCTTGGGCCACGCTGGATAGAATGGTGAGTATCAATTCGCACTTGCTGTCAAAGGTCCAGATGTTTTCCTTCTCGAAAAAAATCTCCACGTTATGCTCCTTTAAATTGCGGATGGCCGACAGGCTGTCCACAGTATTTCGGGCAAAACGGGAGATTGATTTGGTAACAATAAGATCGATTTTTCCGTCGAGTGCATCCTGCATCATCTGATTGAATCCATCACGGTGTTCTATGCGAGTGCCGCTGATTCCATCATCAACATACAGACCAGCAAAGCTCCAATCGAGGCGGTATTCTATCATTTTCACATAGTAATCCTTTTGAGCATCGATGCTGGTTTGCTGTTGTTCAGAATCAGTAGATACACGGGCGTAGGCTGCGACTTTACGATTGAGTTTTTTGATTGCCGGAGGAATGGTGCCATGCACTTGGTTTTTGACTTTTCGTACTGTTTTGGCCATTATTCATCATCCTCCTCGATACCGGCTATAAGAGGAGAAGTATCGGCCCGAAGGCGCTGCAGAATCTGCCGTAGCTCATCGGAAGTGATAAAACCATCGTGAGCAAGATTCTGCAGCAGTATTTTGGTTAATCGATAATTTACTTCATCCCTTTGCCAAGTGTTATTCTTCATCGCAGCAGCCTCCACACTGAACTTCTTGTCCATTTTTAAAGGTGAAACGGATATCGTCGGCGCTGTAGACGGTGGCGTAATCCACCAGCGAGTGCCAGTTATCCAGCTTGAACTCGGTGATCGTGTCCGACAAAGCCTCGAAGCATTCCAGAAAAACTTCTGCATCACCACGCTGGGTCTGCATCCGATCCAGCTCAGCCATCACCGTCTCAAGGCGCTGTTTGGCAGTTTCAAAGTGCTGGGTCAGGTTGTCGTAGCGTTTCTGGTATTCCGTCTGGTCAAGGGCGACGTGGGCATTTTCGTAAATGGTCTGCTGCACCATATCGGAAATAAGCTGTGTTTCTTCCAGCAGCGTGGCCTGTTCCGCTTCCAGCTCGGTGGTGTTAAAGAGTAGGTCCATCATCTCATGGCAGTTAGCGATGACCTCGGCCTTGTCCACCAGCAGCTTGTTTGCCGCCGATAGGAACAGGCGCTGAATGTCCTCATCGCAAAGGTGCGGAGTGTCGCAGCGCTCGTCGCCATCGAATTTGTGATTGCACTGCCAGATGGTTTTGCGGTACTGGCTGTTGGAATGCCAGACCTTTGAGCCATACCAGCTTCCGCAGTGGCCACATTTGATTTTGGAAGAAAAGGCGTGGACGCTGCTGTGATAATTCTTGCCACGACCACGCTTGGTCATTTCACGCTGGACCATTGCGAAAATCTCCGGTGAAATGATGGCTTCATGGTTATCCTCAACATAGTACTGTGGGATTTCGCCTTCGTTGACCTTGGTCTTCTTGGTCAGGAAATCCACGGTGTAGGACTTCTGCAGGAGCGCATCACCTTTGTATTTCTCGTTGCTGAGAATGCTACGAACGGTGGAAATGCTCCATTTTTCTTTGCCGCCGGGAGTCGGAATCCCGTCAGCGGTCAGCTTCTTGGCAATGCCGTGGTAGCTCATGCCCTGCAGGAACATGGCGTAAATTTGCTGAACAATGACCGCTTGCTCAGGATTGACTACCAAGTTTCCGTCCGGGCCACGGTCGTAGCCAAGGAAACGGTTAAACGGAACGGTAACCTTACCGTCTGCAAAGCGTTTTCTCTGGCCCCATGTGCAGTTCTCGGAAATGCTGCGGCTTTCTTCCTGCGCAAGGCTGGACATGATGGTCAGGAGCAGTTCGCCCTTGCCATCGAAGGTCCAGATGTTTTCTTTCTCGAAATACACCTCGATGCCTTTTTCCTTGAGCTGTCGAATGGTGGTCAGGCTGTCGACTGTGTTTCTGGCAAATCGGCTGACCGATTTGGTAACGATAAGGTCAATCTTACCGGCCAGCGCATCAGCTACCATGCGTTTGAAGCCTTCACGGTGCTTGACGCTGGTGCCTGTTATGCCTTCGTCGGTGTAGACCTCGACAAACTCCCAATCGTCTCGGCTCTTGATGTAGTTGGTGTAATAATCAATCTGCGCAGCGTAGCTGGTGAACTGGTCATCATGGTCAGTGGAAACACGGGCGTATCCGGCCACACGGCGCTTCTTTAATTCTGTGATCGGCGTCGCCGTAAAGCGTGTCAGCGATGCCGGTATGGTGGTTACTTTCTTTTGGACGACCAATGTTTCTCACTCCTTAACTTTTTTACTCTTGTACTCATTTCAGCTTTGCGCTCGTCTGTCCAGTATTCGTTCATACGCTCTCGCATAAGCTCTTTGTATTCTTCTGTATGTGGGTAGCTTTTCTTGGGAACCGGCTCCCAAGTGATGATGTCGGTGCCACCAGCCTTGTAGTAGACGGTAGCTTCGTAGTTCCCGGTTAAATCGATATGGCTTACCGTTTCCTTAAAGGTGGCTTCATCAAATTCTGGCAGGCCCAGAAGCTCCGCAAGTAAATTCTTCATGGTATCTTCATTTGGCTTGGCCTGATTCCCGCATCTCGGTGCGTCAGGACAGTGCCAATAAATGCGCATCGTACCGTCCTTGTATTTATGGGTCTGTCTACGGAAATTGGCTCCGCAATCCGGGCAACGGAAGTAACCGGTGAACGGGTTAAGGTGTTTCTTGTTGTGATTTTTACCCATGCGCCGTTTGCTCACTTTTGCACGATATTCGGCTGTCCAGCAATCCTGATGGCCGGTGTTAGGCGCTTCCTTCGTCACCGTTGTCCCATCCTTAAGGTAGAATACTAAGGTGTATTTTTCAGGAACGTCTATGTGGTCAACCTGATCCAGAAAAACATCTTCATTAAACTCGGTCAGGCCCAACACCTCAGTGCAAGCCTTTAACAGGCTCTTCTGACTGATGGTCCCGCCGACCGGACAGCCATCACCGACCTTCTTTTTCTTCTTTGACCCACAATTCCAATATTCCTGAACATTACCGTTTTTGGTGCGCTTATTATGAACATAGCTGCATCCGCAATGCGGACATTTAATTTTGCTTGTGAAGCAGGTGGTCTGAATGCTCCAATTGGCAAAGACGCCAAGTTCACGCCTTCTGGCCTTTTCGTCTTGAACAGCCTGATAAACCTCCATCGGTATAATGGCTTCATGCGTGTTCTCCACAAAGTACTGCGGCAACTCACCACGATTGATTTTGCTTTTCTTGCTGACCGGGTCAACGGTGTATTCCTTCTGGAATAGTAGGTTTCCGGTGTAGGTAATGTTACTGAGAATCTGACGAATGGACCCGTTTCCAAAGTGACCGCCTTTGTATGCTTTCACGCCCATCTCGGCCAGCTGTTTTTCAGTTGATTCCGCTGACAAGCCATTGAGAAAATTGTCGTAAATGAGCCGAACAATGGCTGCTTCTTCCTCATGGATGACCAGCTGGTCACCTTCCCAACGGTAACCGTAAATTTGAAAGCGTCCGTTGTGTAGTCCCTGCTGAAAACGCTTCTGTGTGGCCCACTTCACATTGTTGCTGAGGCTCACGATTTCTTCCTGCGCAAAGGAAGCCAGCAGTGTCAGCATAACCTCGCCATCGCCGGAAAGCGAATTGATGCGCTCTTTTTCAAAGCGGACCTCGATGCCCAGCTCTTTCAGATGTCGGACGGTCTCCAGCAGGTCCACGGTATTTCTTGCAAAGCGGGAGATGGACTTGGTAAGAACAATGTCGATTTTGCCATCCTCGCAGTCTTGGAGCAGCCTTTGAAACTCTGCTCGTGTAGATTTCGTGCCTGTGATGCCATCGTCAGCATACACGCCAGCATATTCCCATTCGGGATTACTCTGTATCAGTTCGCTGTAGTAGCTGACCTGAGCTGATAAAGAGTGCTGGAGTCGCTCGGTTTCCATTGAAACTCTGGCGTATGCTGCGACCTTTTTGCGGCTTGGCAAGGTCGGCATCAACGGCTCGATTTTGTTGATTTTTCGCATAAAATCAGCTCCTTTCCGCTACTATATATCACTCTAAAAGCGAATTATATCAAGTCAATTTGGCGAAATAATGTACCCAATAATGGTCGGTATTTTTCCAGCATTTTTGTATCAATTATGGCGTATTGTTCCTTGGTAATCAGGCCCTTTTTCAGCATCCCCTGAAAGACATTCATGGTGGCCTGATAGAGTTTTTCACGCTCGAATTGTTCCTCAGTCATGGCAATCACCTCCGAAACGGTCAGCGATGTAACAATCGTGAGAGCAGTATTTTCTGTGGTCGTTTCCGTAAGCCGTGAAAGGCCTGCCACAGTGAGCGCAGGTAAAGGAGTAAAAGGCCTTGCGATTGACCTTATCCAGATGGCTGTTCCACCAGTGGGTACGGCAGGCATCGGAGCAGAACTTCACCGGCTTTCTGCCCAGAGTCTGGGTCAGCTGCTTTCCGCAGTTGCGGCAGCAGTTCGGGTCTGGAAGTTTTTCTATATGCACAGCGGCCTTGGTGCCGGTGAGCTGGTTTCTGCGGCAGAAGGCTGATACCTGATTTTTTGTCAGGCCCAGAGAGGCAGCGATGGTGGCGTACCCGTATCCGGCCTGTCGTAATTCTATGATCTGATTTTTCTGTTCGTTTGTCATAGCAACCTCCGTTTCTGAGGTCTCCCTCAAGAGCTATTGGAGGTGAGCTGCTATTTTGTCCGGGAAAATCAGCAATTCCCTGTAAAAAACTCTCTCCAGCCGAAGCAAGGGTTATCCTCTGATTTCCCACTGGAGAAGAATTAGTGATTTGAGCGGGTAAGAAAAAAATAGGGCCTGCCGGACGAATCCAACAGACCCTAAAGCACCATTATAACTTTGTAGCGTAGTCGAGAGAAATCCATCCGGCACCGCTTTTCAGCTTGCCCCACTTGGAAGCGCCAGCGCCATCAGACTCCGCAATGATGGTAAATACACCAGCGCCGGTGAACTGGCCCGTCTTGCCATAGTTGGTACCGGGACCTTTGCGGATGTTCAAATTGGTGATGCGGATACGCACACGGTAAGGCTCAAAAGCTGTCTCGGTTTCCGTTTCCACCTTGGCAGCAGAAGGAGCGTAGACCACATTGCCATCGTTATCGAAAACACTGTAGCCGGTGTTCTCATCCGCTTTGGCCTTGGCATTAGAGAGAATGCGGTAAGCGCCCACCTGCGACTTGCTGTCGGCCCATGTCTTACGGACACGGTAATAGCCGGAAGTCAGCTTCTCAGGATATTCCTTAGTTGCAGTATCGCTGGTATCAGTGGAAGCGTCCTCGCCCATAGCAGCTTTGACTGCCTTGCGGAAACCGTCCATCGTGTAGTCCATGCCCAGCTGCTTCCAGAGGTGTTCCGGGTCACCGTGATTGCTGGCGATGCCACGCTTATAACCTTCCGCATGGCTGACGATAACGCCATCAGCAAGTGGATCAAGGTCATACTCGCTGCAGAGAAATGCAAACAGCTCCACAGCCGCCTCATAGGTGCGCTTGGCCACGGCCTTTGCGGTTGCCGTATCAGAGCAGGTGAAGGTAGCACCGCCGGTATACTTGATGCAGGCAGGCTCACACATTTCTACACCAATATGCGTATTGTTGGAAGAGCCGCCACCGTGCCAGCCACGATGATTCCAAGGGAGCGTCTGGTAAACGGTACCGTCGTTTCCGTCGATGAAGCCGTGGACGCAGGCCCTGTCATAGCTTTCGCTGTTCCAGTTCTTGATGAACACAGCAGCGCTGGGCTGCGGACAGCCAACGGAATGAAGCATCAGACCTTTGACCGTGATTTTCTTTCCGGCAGTGTAGCACGGATTTTTTGTAAGAATAGATTCTACCAGCTTCATATTATTCGTCCTCACTTTCTGTGTTTTCAGCTCGGTCGTGGAGCTGCTCCAAGATGTCCTTCAGCTTCTCCGGGATAGGCAGACCAAGGTGCGCTGCGTTTTCCAAAAGGGATACACCTTCATTGGAGAGGTAGAAGAAGATGACTGCCGTTCTCAGTACGGAGCCGGTGCCGATCACCTGAACATCCAGAATATTTGCGATGCCCACCAACGTGAAAATCAGCACTTTGCGGCAGATGCCTTTGAAGCCAACAGAGCTGGACAGCTTTTTGTCCACGATGGCACACATAACACCGGTGATGTAATCCACCACCGTAAAGGCAATCAATGCGTAGAGTAGTCCGTCACAGCCACCTAAGAAGTAGCCGAGCCATCCGCCGATGGCAGCAAAGACGAACTGAATGGTTGTCCAAAATTCCTTCATAGTGAAATCCTCCATTTCATGTTTGATATAGCAAAAGGCCGCTTACCGGTCAGGTAAACAGCCTCTTGTTTATAGGTTATATTTGTTTTGGCAGTGCTTCCCATAGGCGCATATCTTCCTGCCCAAGGGACCAAATGGCAATTCCTCGCAGTTTCCAGCGGTAGGCCGCTTCATTGGCCCAATAGACCAGCGAGTCCACATCCTGATAGTACAGAATGGAAAAGCCATCTGCATCGCCAAGAAACAGTCTCGATACCCAGACGTTGATGTCCTTCGGTGTAACCGTTACCGTGTAGTCATTGCCGCACTCCAGCGCCAGAAGATCTGAATGGTAAAACTCATAGTCGAGGGAAATATCCTCACTGCGGGTAGAGATTTCTTCCACATCGGAGGTCAGCGTGAACACTTGAAATTCCTCGTCCCATACAGCATTGCTGCGGTCGATTCGACCATATTCGACAACGGAGCCATCTGGGAAGGTCACGTCAAAGCGCTCGTAAGGCTCGTAGGTCCAAGCGTCGCCCAGACGGAGCAACTCGCAAACTGCATGCCCGTCGGAACGGAAGCCTGCGTAACCGCCGCTAAAGCCGCTGACCGTGGCCGTGAAGCGCAAAGTATAAGAATTGCTGGAATAAACACGGATCTTGTTTCCACGAATGCGCATTTCAATGGTGTACATGTTGGGATTGGTACGCAGGTCTGCGTCACTGGTCTTGGAGAAGCTGGTGGCGTAGCTGCCAAGAAGCGTGGAGCCGTTATATAGCTCCACCTGCTGGGTATCGTAATTCAGACAGCAGAAAAGACTGCCGCAGAATACACCGGCACGGCCACCACCATCCGCAGGAAACGCCAGCCTTGCACGGATATGCACATCATCAAAACCGCTGTACAGCCATGCCAGTTGGCCTTCGCCTTCCAGCTGGGAATATGGTCTGCTGGTGTCGCCATAAGGCAGCGACTCTTGCCACACGTCCCATTCACCGGAAAGTGTGGTCCAGTAACTCTCTGGCAGGATGGTATCGTCACGGAAGTCCTCATACCAAATCAGTGCCGAGTCAGGCTTTCTGCGGAGCATTTCGCAGGTCAGCTTGAAACCTTTATCCGGCTTGCAGGGATTTCCGTCTACATCAATGAACTGCCTTGGAGAGAGCGTGAACTGCGCAACACCGGCAGTTGGCTCCTCGGAAAAGTCAGTGCAGACTCTGAAACCATAAAACTGGACACCATTGACACCGACATCTACGGTCAGCGTGTGTGTTCCAGCCGAAAAGCTGTGACCGGTCACCAGAGGAAACCAGCAGGTCGTTCTCCAGTAAGGCCACCAGAGGCGGTTTTCGGAGAAGGTCTGTGATACGCCATCCACGGAAACCGTGACGCTGTTTTTATCCCAGAACGGAAAACAGATACGCACGGCCACATCATAGGTCCCGGCTTCATCAATGGTAAACGCGTAGGAAGCGGAGCCTTCATCGCCCAGAGTGATCATGTAATCGGAAACTGAGACGATGCCGGAATAGCTGTCCACATCGCCGCCACCACGGTCGATGAGAATGTCTCCAAACTCGGTGTTTTGCTGCTTGGCATAGGCGGTCAGATAACGCCTGCGGTTATACACTTCGCCCATCAGCGGGTATTCCTTGTAAACAGCGTCCTGACCTTCCATGAAGTCATAGACCTGTGGCAGCGCCCACGGCACTTTGTCGTAGTCATCCCAATAGGCCAGAATCGGAATAAGAGGCTGCGGAGCCGTATCATTGGTGAAGTTATAGCCACCGGTCATCCACAGCTTTGCGGCATAGTAGGTGTTGGAGGTACCTCGATAGGTTTTACCGAGGTTTTCCGGTGTGTCGTAAATCTGCCAGTTCCAGCCGTAACCGGGTAGGCCGAGGAAGATCTTCTTCGGGTCCATCACAGAAGAAGCATAATCGTAGATACCTTCCAGCCAGTCACGAGGAGATACAGGACCGGGAGCGGAGCCTGCCCACGCCATACCGTAGCTCATGATGGCAGCGGTATCGCAATAGGCATCAAGGTCAGCATAAACGCACCAGTTCTCACCACCAACGGACCCGTTCACGGAGGTCATACCCGGCAGGCAAAGATTGATCAGCTTCGTTGAGTCGTAGGCCTTGACCGTGTTGTAAATATCACGGAACAGCGCATTTGCTGCAGCTCGGTTTTCATATTCGCCGCCACGCTCAAGGTCAATGTCTACACCGGCGCACCACGGATATTTTTCCATGATGCGGACAAGTTCGGTCAGAAATTTATCCTTTGCACCGTCCGTGTTATTGCGAAGCGCAGTAAAAATGGATGCCGTACCGTGATTCATAACGGTTAGCATCCACTTGATGTGCGGCCATTTATTGATGTAGGTCAGCATGGTAGATATGCTGGTGCCGGTTTCTGAGATGGTGCCAGTGGCGTCCACCTCGAAGGTGAAGATACCCACCGTATCCAGCCTATCACCGTAATCACGCAGCGCCTGATACATTCTGGTGTTGCCCATGAAAGACCAGACCATACAGCGCTTGCCTTGCAAATAATCTCTCACAGCACGTCACCTCCGTCCTGCATTTCCTGAAACTTGATATATAGCTTGGCAGATTTTCCTTTTTCCAATGTAATCGGATGTTTGCTGTACCCAGCGGCAGAATACTGGTAGAAGCCATCCTTGCCTGTGGCGGCACCGTTTCTTAAACACTCCCTTGTGGAGCCAAGGAGCGAGAAAACATCACCGGCACTGGCTGCATCAAGGAAGGTGGCCTTGTGGGAGCCAGCGCCCTGAGAAATGACAATGGAGCCTGCGGCCATATCCTGAATTGGCTCCACCTCAATATCAAGGCCAGCGGTCGTGCTGCCCAGATTGAAGATGACTACCGTGCCGCTGGAACGGACGATGCCGTTATAAAATCTCGGCGGGACAATAGCGTCATCCTCACGATATTTTTGTAACAGGGTTTCAGTGTTGATGACGAAGCCGGTCAGTCGGTCGCCTTCCTGCACCATAAGGTCTGTAAACCAGATGTGGCCAGTGCAATCGCTGACAATAGGCTGCACTGTAATACTGACCACACGCATATTTTCTTTGACCCTGATGGTTTCTGCAAATCTTGTAAATTCAGCCATCACAACACCTACCCATCCAGCGTCCAGAGGATTTCGCTGACATGACCGACCCAGCCGGTAGCAATGGAGCCACCTTGGAGCAGCATATCGGTGATATATACTGCTCCGGTACAGTCGGTCACGCAGACACGCACCGTTATGGACTTAATTCTGCCATAGCCTTTTGGAGAGAGGTCATGGGCTGTCTGTGTAAAATAAGCCATAATGCCTCCTTAAAACAAATCAATAAACCTCGTTTCTGTGGTCCCGTCCTCGTATTCAAAGACCACCTCAATGCCGACCTGACCGGCAGCGCCTTTTTTTAGATTTTCAGAAGCAATCTGGGCCGAGAAGGTATAACTGCTTCGGTTTACCGGATAGACGGTCTGCATCATGCTTTTGGTCATACCAGCTTCGCCCTCAGCCTTAAAGGAAGCAGTGCCGGATACACCGTTTGAGGCATCCACTTCAAAGCCGGAGTTGATCCAATAGGACAGGCCGCTGTCGCCTCTGGAATTGCGCAGATGGTTAAAGGGAACGAGGTCTTTTACTTCCTGTCGGTCGATAACATCCGTGGAGGCCAGCACATCAGCGGCCTTATCCCATTGTGCAGAGGAATCGCCCAGCTCACGAAGTGTGGTGGAAAGTTCCAGCACCGTGTTCCAAGGCTCCTGCAGGTTATATTGTCTGCGGACCACACGGGTCTTGACCGACAGATTCAGGTCTTTATCATCAACAGTTACAATATCGCCCAGCGCCCATGCTTCATGCTCATAGCCGGTCAGGACGGAAAGGTCCATAGCCGACAGTACATAAGAGATACGAGGATGGGCATATTCCTCCAGCTTATTCTGCGTGTATTCCAGCATCTGATAGGGATTGGTGAAGTTGGAGCAGTCCAGCGTGGAGATACGGATTTCGTCAGTGTAGGAAGTGTCCTGCACATATTCCTTGCCGCCGTTGATGGAAGCAAAGGTCATACCGTCCTTACCATAGGCGTACAGCCTTGTAACAAGGCTTCGGGTATCCACCACTCGCTGGATGGATTTCATGTTCTTACGATAACAGAACAGCACCCCATTATCGTTGCCGCTGAAGGTCAGCAGGTGGACCAGACGATTGGCACAGTCGAAAATCAGGTCGCCGCCATGAATCACCTGCGTCTGACGAAGGACTGCCAGCGCATTTTTCTCGCTGCATTCCCATGTGCGCTTGCTGGTGACGTTCACCGTGCCTACGGCCCAATCGGTACCGGCTAAGGCGTGGGCCATTGGGACATCAGCGGTATCTGCATTGAAGCTGACTGTTTCCTTGACCTCCGAAAAAGCCAAATCATAAAATGCCGCTTCTGCATAGACCGTTGTAACCACACGGCCATCTGTGGTTTTGTCATCGGTCACGGTACGAATGCGATACACATCATTTACGATCTGCACCTGCTTTTCGTTATCAAGGGAGAGCCTTTTGGCATCCTGAAACGGGAGTTTGAACTCCAAGGTATCTGCGCCGTTGACTTCACTGGTAACGATGATATCAAAGGCGTTCTCAAGAACAGCCTCCCATGCGTTATTGGTATCCAAGACAACTGGCCTTGCAAAGCCAAGTCGGTCATACGGTGCCTTTGGAATGTCATGGAGCTGAATATCTGTAACCTTCGGTGTCTTGCTGGTGTCAGTGGTAGTCAGTGTAATGCGGAAGCGGATGTATTTCTGGTTGGGCGATTGCAATTCGCCACTGGTGCCAATGGACTGCCATGCGGACCATTCCACCAAATCCTGTGAGGTTGCCGTTTCCACCAGTGACACTGCATTGACACCGGCAGTGTATTCGCTGGTCACAGAAACTCTGCCGCTGCCGGAAAGAGCGCAGGAGGTCGGGATGGTGGTAAGCTGACCGCTTTCCGGGTACACACCGTCCGTTGCACGGAGGGTTACGCTACCCGGCTCGGTCAAGCCATCGACATTTTCCGACAAATCTCCCGCATTGGCGCAGAGCGAAGATAGGAAGTAATTTTTCAGATCCTCTGCGGTCATATCCGAATCGCAATCCAAAAACCAGTCATCAAAACCGCCTGCGTAGTAGTAGGTATCTGCATGCATACCCATGACAAGGTCCGCAGTACAGGAAGGATTCAAATCGTCGGTGAAGGTCAGCACTTCTGAGGTCCACACCTCGCCGCTGTCACGGTCACCAAGCACATAGGTGAACTGCTTGTTATTCGGCTCGATGATACCGGCTATAAAGTACCAGCCGCCATTGACCAGTGAAAAGCTCGGTGTCACCGTCTTATCCAAAATCAATGAGCCGGAAGAATTGTACAGCATAATTCTCGGCTTGCCGGAATAGAGCGACAAATAGAAAATCGGCTGTCCGGGACCGTATCGGGTATTGAAGATGGGACAGAAGGTATTACCGACGGAATAGGTCGTCGGATTCATCCAGCCACCCACCACAATACGCTCACCGAGATTTGCAAAAATGCTGCCATCATTGGTGACCTGCAGATGAGTTTTCTCTGTGGTCGGATTGTTGATATTCATACGGAACTGGCGACCTTTTTGGCTGCTCTTTAAGCTGGCCGTAGTGCCACTCCAGTTGATGATAGTCATCTTTCGGTCGTTACCGGAGGAATCGATGAGCTTGTCGTCGGCATCCGGCGCAGACTCATTGAAACGCCATAGGCCACTTATTCCCTCGATATAGGGAAACTCACCTGTAAAATCTGTCTGAGAAGTCAGGATACTTTTAACAGCCACATCATCACCTCCATCTGCTGTTTGCCTGAATATTGAGTTCTGTGAAGGTAGCATTGGAAGTGGCGACCACCACAGTGTTGGAGCCGGTTTCCAACATCGGGAAATTCAGCTCATATAAAAGCGGCAGACCATTGCGGAGCGTATTGCCCACAGAGTCCACCACTTTAGCAGTAACCAGAGAGCTGTCTACAATCAGGGTTTCACCTTCGGCAAGAGCGCCGCTGACACGAAGCTCCTCGCCATTCGTGATGATGGAAATGGAGCTGTCTGTATCAGCAGAAACGATGCCCTGAATGGAATAGACAGGCTCAGATACTGTTGTTCCAATGTGGCGCTGAACTTCATGTTCGCCTTCCTCGGAAATAACAAAAGTCTCGTCTTCCAGTGCATAAGCGTGGGGATCGGGACAGATAAATTTGAGTGTGAAAGTACCAGAAGAGCGCAGCAGCCTTTCACAATCTACAGCCTCCGACAGACGGGCCAGAAAATAGCGGTCTGGTACTTCATCCAGAATAAGCTGTTTTAGGCCTGCAGTCGGGTCAAGCCACTGCGACATGGCATCCAGCACCGAAACCAGTGCAGCAAAATCCTTCTGCGGATATACATAGCAAGTGAGCGTGATAATGCGTTCACTGCTGTCACAGCCGAAATCTGCCACACCAGCTTTGCCCGGTAACGTTTCATAGAAATTACGCAAGGCCGGTGATGCCTGCCAAGAGGTCAGCCTTGCTTTGATTTTCATATTTTTAGATGTGATTCCGTTAAACTGAAATCCCAAAACGGACACCTCCTTAAGCAGTCAACACACGACCCTGCGCACGAGAGCCGGTTTGCATCAAGTTATAAAGTTCCTGCGATACCTTTCGGATATCGTCTTCGCTGCGGACCACCATCTGCTGCACGGTAACAAGGGAACCGTACATGCCGTCCATCACGGTGGAACGACTGTCAGCGCTGCTTTCCGTCAGTGCATTGGCAGCACCAGCGTCAATAGAAAAGTCAGTAGGAATGGAAGTTTCCATATCCTTTGCCAGACCATTCATGACGGAATTGATATCATCCGCCATGCCCTCGGCAGCTTCCACAGCGTCTTTGCCATTGGCATTGATGGCACCGGCGAGACCCTCTACCAGCATTTCACCGACCCAGCCCATTTCCTTGGACGGAGAAGCGATGCCGAAGAAGTCGCAGATGCCATCCCAGATGGAAGAAATCCAGCCGGACACCTTGTTCCAAAGCCAAGAAGCAAGAGACTGGATGCCCTGCCACAAGCCACGGACGAGGTTAGCACCAACATTGGCCAGCTGAGATACGCCTTTGCTAAAAGCGGAAACCAGACCGGAGATGATCTGCGGTACGGCCTTTACAATTTCCACAATGATGGTCGGCAGGTTTTTAATCAGCGAAATCAAAAGCTGCACACCGGCCTGCACGATTTGCGGGATGCTGTTTATCAGCGCATTTACAATGGAGCCGATGATTTCCGGGATAGCTGCCACAATGGTGGTGATGATTTCTGGCAGGGCCTGAATGAGCGCCACCAGAAGGTCGATACCCGCTTGAATAATCTGAGGGATGCTATCCAGCACAGCGGTTATAATGCCCTCAATGATTTGCGGGATTGCCGCCACGATTGCCGTAATAATATCCGGCAGTGCAGATACCAGCGAGGTCAAAAGCTGAATGCCTGCGTCGATAATCTGCGGAATGGCCCCAATCACAAAATCTACAATAGCCAGAATGATGGCTGGGAGCGCTTCAATCAACACAGGAATGGCATCCAGTAAGCCTTGGGCCAGTCCCATGATAAGCTGCAGCGCCGCTTCCAACACCAGCGGCAGATTTTCAATCAGGGTTTGTACGACCGTAGTCAGAATCTGCACGATGGTAGGAATCAGCTGAGGCAATGCCGTAGCAATGCCGGAGGCCAAAGTAGCGATGACCTGCATTGCCGTTTCAGCCAGCTGCGGGAGCAAGCTGAGTAGGCCGTTGACCAGTTCCAGCACAATCATAACTGTTGCTTCTGCCAAAGTAGGAAGGGCCGATACGATACCGTCCAGCAGCGTTACGATAATGTCCACACCAGCTTCCAAGAGTGTAGGCAGGCTTGCCAAAATTGCCTGACCAATCATAGGAACGATGGTAGAGAGCTGGTTAAGCAGAACATCGACAATGCCTTTCATGCCTTCTGCGAATTTCTCCGCAGAGCCAGCGGTCCCTTCCAGAACACCTTGCAGACCTTCTCCCATCATAGAGACAAAGGGTATCATTTCCTTTAGGACATCTGCCGCCATGAATTTCAACGTGGTCATGATAGGCTCGGCGATGGCACCAAGCTGGGCATAGGCATCAGTAAGCTCCGCCTGCGCTCGTCTTGCGTCCATAACATCGCCGTTGAGTTCTTTATAGTTTTCAGCGGCCTCTTCATACAGGCCGTTCAGCGTTTCAGTGATAAGAGCCGCACGTTCCTGTTCGGAAGTACATGCGTCCAAGGAAGCCTGAAACTCATCCTCGGATAGACCGGCCCAATTGAGTGCATCGGCAAGTACGCCGGTGAGCTGGCCGGTTTTCGCTGTTTCGTTTGCTGCCTCGGTCAAACCTTCGATAGGAAGGCTGTCGCCAAAGGTAGCCCATACACCGGCGGCAATGTCCGTCCACTGCGCCAGTTCTTCCTCGGTTTCACACAGCTTTGCCAGATGGTTTACTGCCTCGACACTTCGATCTTCCTCGCCAAGAATGGAGTAGAAGTCGGTATAAGCGGCACCGGCCTGCTCTGCAGTAAAGCCAGCGGTCGTAAAAGCGGCATCCAGCTTGGCCTGATCTTCACGATATTCTCGTGTGGATTCAGCCAAATCAAGGAAGCTCTTTGTAAGACCGGCAAGGGCAGCACCGGCAGCAACAACAGAAGCGCCGATGGCAACACCTAAACCTTTGACTACAGAGCCGACCTTTTCCAGTTTGGAAGAAGCACCGTCGGCATCCTTGGCAGCGCCTTCGATTTCATCACCGAAGTTGTCGGCCTGTTTTCCGGCCTGCTGCATTTCATTGCCGAGTTCATCAATGGCGCTTTCGTTCTGTTCCAGCTCACGCTCCATATCGTTTAATGCAGCAGTGGCATTATTGAGCTGAATTTGCCACTGCTGAGTTCTGCGGTCATTTTCTCCGAAAGACTCGGAGGCATTGGCAAGGGCAGAACGGAGCATTTCGATTTTCTGTTTCTGTGCCTCGATTTCCTTATTCAGCACTTGGTTTCTGGCCGTAAGCGCTTCTACGGATTTATCGTTTTTATCAAACTGCGAGGTCACGACCTTCATTTCCGAGCCGAGGACCTTAAAGGACTGGTTGATTTCGGACAGTGCCTTCTTAAATTCCTTCTCGCCCTCAAGACCAATCTTCAGACCGAAATTATCCGCCATCAAACCACCTCCTTAGATTCCGTCGGGGATAATGTCATCGATATACATTTCACGCTTCGGTTTCGCCATACCGTGATACTGCTTATGGCATTCCCAAAGGTCCAGTAATAAGCCAAACGGCATCAGCCACACCTCATCCTGCGAAAGATGAAGATGGGCGATGCCGTAATAGAAAAGTCGGGTGAACAGTTCCTCGTCTGTTACCCGACCACTGCGTTTTTTGAGTCAGCCTCGCTGACCACATTTCTCTTGGTGCCCTTATACAAAGCCTCGGTAATAGCAGACTTGTAATCTGCCAGATCCGAAGGCGTAGTCAGAAGTTCCACCACATCCTCGGTGAGTAAGTCACGCTGATTGTCCTTGTTTTTCAGGTTGTGAATGAGAATGGACTGGTTTGCCAGAAGTGTGATGATCCATACGATCTCGCCGATGGCCATCTCAAAATTCTCACTCTTCATGAGCTTTTCGCCCAAGTTCTCAAGGCCACCGTAGCGGCCAGCGATTTCCTTGGTGGCTTTTGTGGTAAGGATAAGCTCGTAATCCTCACCGCCGACAGTAATATTAGCGCTGCGTTCCGTAATCATTTATTAGCCCTCCTCAGTAGTTGTGATGACAGGCTCATAAACCTGCTTGTACCAGTTGGTAATGGTTTCGTTTGCCACACCGGTATCGCCTTCAGTAACTTCGGCCTTCCAAGGATGCTTTCCACTGACGTCTGCCTTATTGCGGGTAAGCACGGTGCCTTCGATGGTAGGAGTGGAGAAGGTGATGCTGTCGCCCTTGGTAGCAAGGTTAGTAGCAGGGATACCGAATTTTACACGGTACAGCCAGTAATACTTGTACTTGCCGTTGGACTTCTTCGCACGGAAGCCGATGGCAACAGGAGCGCCGCCATCCTCACCGCCGGAAATCAGCACATGGTTATCGTCGATGGTAGCGCCGGTCAGCACAGATGCAACAGTGGCACCGATATCATCAATGCCCAAAGACAGAGTGCCGGACTTAAACTCCTTCACGATTTCCGCAGCGCCATCGTCCGCATAGAGCGTAGCTTCAGCCAGCTCCACGGAAAGTTCTGCAGAGATTGCCTTTGCCAGCTGGACCGGAGTATCGTAGGTTTCTTCGCCAGCTTCGTCCTCGGCAATGGCTGCATAATACAATTTATCAAGACCAATCGTAGCCATAATCAATCCTCCAATTCATAAGATTTCGCCACATCAATGGCGTAGTGGTGGTACCCGGTGTCGTTTTCACGCTCGATGTACCGTCTGTCAGTTATGGTAAAATCCGAAGCCAAGAGGCTGCGGACGATACCGTTTTTTGTCTTTGTGTAGTTGCCCTTACAAAAGAGCGAGAGTCTTGCTTCCTGCACATCGAAGCCGGGAGCATTGTCGGCATGCAGCTCGAAAGTGTCCGTCAGTGGTACGATAACCACATAGGTCTCCGGTGCCGTGCCTTCAAATACGCCCGTTTCCACAGGAATGGAGAGGCCCTCAATCAATGCTTTGCAATCTGCTAACACGCTCAAAGTTTCTCCACCTCCGTTTCAAAGGCCTGTTTCATGGCCTCGATGCATTGCTTCTTGGATGCAGATTTTGCTGGCTTCAAAAACGGTTTTGCAGGCTGACCGCTTTTGCCGTATTCGATGATATTGGCAAGCTGGGCGTTGCTGCCACCGTCGCTTCTCGGCTCGGAAAAGCCGACCTTGATATTGAAGTTGCCGTTGCGGTCCATTTTTACACCGGTCAGGCCAAGAGAGGATTCCAGTTCACCAGTGGATCTGGAATCATACTTGGTGCCGCTACCGATGACTGAGGCGAGATTGCTTTTGGTTTTCTCCAGTACCACCTCGCCACCGGCCTCCAGCACCGTTTCGGCAATGGCATCAAAGTTGCTTCCGAGGCGAGACATGCGCTCCAGAAATTCATCCGGCATTTTCACATCAACTCGTGCCACTGGAAACGACCTCCTTTGCCAAAACCTCAATGTACATCCCACGGCCTTTGACATCCTCCACGGAGGTGATTTCAAATCTGCCACCTTCGCAGACGATAACCATCGCCGTAGTAACGGTAACGCCCGGAATGACACGGAAACGGAAAAGGTCGGTGGCATCGGAAAAGGTGCTGCGATTAGCCCATTTCTCATTGCCGTGCCTACCTTCCCTGTAGGCCCTGACAGAAGCGATAACCACATCCGTAATGGTGGAGAAGCCTTCCTCATCAAGGACTTTTTGCTTTTCCACGATATCAATAAAGGTGTTCATTTTGCCAAAGCTCATATCACACCTTCCAATCTCGGTCGAGGCGCAGGAGCAGGTTTACAGTATTCCAGACCTGCTGACCGGCCTGCACGTTATCTGCAAAGAAGCCGCCTGTGGAGCCGTCTCTGGATTCATAAAAATGCGATGCCAGCATGATCACCGCTTGTTCCGTGGTGGCTGGCATCGTATTTTCCGTGTAGTGGCCCTCCGGGATGTGCTGGTAGCTTTCCGCATAGGAAACGGCGGCAGTGATGAAACGCTCAATCAGCGCATCGTCCGCCGTATGCTCCAGAATCAGATTTGTCTTGACCTTCGTCAAAAGTTCGCTCATCACTGCCACCTCCCATCAATTAGGCACCCATCTTGAGTACCTGTACTGCTTCAGGAAGCACCAGCTTGCCATCCACACGCTCCTTGGCCACGAAACCGACCATACCGTTACCGGCATAGAGTTCACGAAGCTCCGCGAAGGAACGAGTGCCACGGTCGCCGATGTTGTAGTAGCTGAAATCACCGAAGGCGATGACAGGCTTACCGGCAGCAATGGTAGGAACGAAAGGAGAGGTCAACACATCATAGCCGAACAGCTTACCCGGCTCACCGGCCTGATTGGAAGGCTGCCAGAGATACTGACCGTTTTCGTCCTTGAGCTTACGGATAGCAGCGATGGTCTGGTCGTTCATAATGAACTTAGCGCTCTTACGGTAAGGACGCTTGAGTGCGTAAACCAGATTGATAATTTCGTCGGCAGTGATTTCGGTAGCGTTTGCTGCGGTTACACCGATTTCAGCGCCGCCGGTCTCAGCAAAGAGGCCCAGAGGCTTACCAACACCGTCACCGTTGAGGAAGGCATCCTCTTCGGCATTGGCCAGTGCCTTACCGAACTGCTTGATGATGTATTTCTCAAGCTGGAAGGCATTGTCGTACAGAAGCTCCTCAGTGACCTTCACTGCAACATGCAGCTTGTGGGCATCAAGGTTAATCTGGCTGAAAGTAGCGTCACCGAAGGTAAGCTCGCCGCCTTCCTCGATCCATGCTGCTGCAGGCTTGGCACCGGCGATGTTAATCTTGTGCTGGCCGCTGGTAGTGATGACGTTGGCGAGACCGCGGAAGATGTTCTCTTCAGTCAACACATCGATGAGGCGAGAGTCGTACTCTTCAGGCACAAGGTAACCGCCGTTCTCATCGATACCTTCGGAAAGGACGTCGGAGATAGTACGGAAGTTAGTACGCAGGGCCTTGAGCATGCCAGCCTTATACGCATCGGAAGCACGGCCAGTCTTAGCCTTACCGTCGCCGGTATCCTTGCCGCCGTTCATAGGCTTATGAGTGATAGGAGTGTTCACAGGCTTGCTGAGTTCGGCCTCCATAGCTTCCATTGCCTGCATACGCTCGATTTCAGAGGCGTAATTCTGCACCTTCTGTTCCATTTCGGCATAGGTCTTAGCATCCTCGTCGGAGAGCAGACCGTCCTTGTCACGCTTGGTCTCCACAAAGGCCTTTGCAGCCTCCCATGCCTTGTTACGCTTTTCTCTGAGTTCCAAAATAGTCATAATAAATTACCTCCAATTTTTGATAAGATTGAGCCTATCCATCAGGGAATCGGCTTTGACTTTGGTTTCTGTCTGTGTGGGTTTGGCTTCGATTTTGCACTTGGCAGCAAGTTTATCCATGAGAGAATTAACCACTGCTGTGCGGGAGAACATCATGCTGACCTGCGGCACGGAAATTTCATCCGTTGCAGCAGAGCGCTGCATCAACTCATCGGCGAAGCCAAGCTCGATGGCTTTGTTGGCATCCATCCAAGTTTCCGCATCCATGAGATGGGAGAGCTTGGTGCGGGACAGGCCGGTCTTGATTTCGTATGCGTTCAGAATCGAATCCTTCACGCTGCCCAGCATGTCGATAGCTTTCTGCATTTCCGCAGAGTTACCGAAGGCAACGGTCATGGGATTATGAATCATCAGCATAGAAACCGGAGATACCAGCACCTTGGTACCGGCCATTGCGATGACGGATGCTGCAGACGCTGCGATGCCATCAATCTTGACGGTCACATTGCCTTTGTAGTCCATCAGCATGTTGTAAATCTGCGCTGCTGCAATGCAGTCGCCGCCGGGAGAGTTAATCCAAACGGTAATGTCGCCGGAGCCGGAGTTCAGTTCGTCCTTAAAAATCTGTGGAGTGACATCATCGTCAAACCAGCTTTCCTCGGCGATTGTTCCGTTGAGGAACAGCGTTCTCTCCGTCACCGTCTCCTGAGTCTCCCGATTGGTCACCGTCTGGGTTTTCCAGTTCCAGAACTTCTTCATTCTGTGTTTCCTCCTTTCCTGCGAAAATGCCCGCATCCTTGAGCTTGGTCATATTGCCGTTGATGAGGTATAAATCACCGCCTTCTTCGGTAGGGATACGGTCGAGATTTTCAAGTTCACGGATGTCGTTTGCACTCATCCAGCCGTTCTGCCTGCCGATGGCATAACCGTTCATACGGCTTTGGTAATCGCCACGGAGTAGACCGTCTACATTGAACTTGATAAAATAAGCAGCCTTATCGGAAGAGGAAATCAGCGCTCGAATCATCGATTGCTCCCACCTAACGAGCCAAGGCTCCAAGGTGTATTTCACAAATTCCAAAGACTGCTGCTCAATATTAGAAAAGCTCGACTTCTCCAGATCACCGACCATGTGAGGCGGGATACGGAAAATTCGAGCAATTTCATTGATTTGGAACTTCCTCGTTTCGAGGAATTGGGCCTGTTCCGGTGAAATGGAAATAGGTGTATATTTCATGCCTTCTTCCAGAACAGCCACTTTATTTGCGTTGCCGCTGCCGCCAAAGGTGGACTGCCAGCTTTCACGCACACGCTGTGGGTCTTTGATGGTGCCGGGATGCTCTAAGATGCCGCCCGGTGTAGCACCGTTGGCGAAGAACTTCGCACCGTATTCCTCACAGGCGATTGCCATGCCAATAGCGTTTTTTGCCATCGCAATAGGACTGTAGCCGACGAGACCGTCAAAGCCGAGGCCCGGAATATGCAGCACATCGGAAGGCTGCAGGATAACGGCAGTATCCTTATTTCGGATTGCTTCGTCCTGACCACGGTAGTAGGTGTAGTAAAGATGGCCGTGTTCGTCACGGTCAACCACCATACGGTTTGGCATCAGCGGATACAGGGCTACGACTTCACCTTTACCGTTGCGGATGATTTGCGCATAGGCGTTACCCCACAAAAGCAGGTGCGTCATGAGTGTTTCCCTGAATACGAAAGAGGTCATTTCAGGATTTGGCTCATCGTGAAGCAGCGCATACAGTGGATGGTCGATAGCTTTTTCTTTGCCGCCGGTATCGGTGTAGCGATACAGATGCAGCGGAAGACCAGCCACAGCCTCTGCCAAGATACGCACACAGGAATACACTGCGGTCATCTGCATGGCAGAGCGCTCCGTTACGGTTTTGCCAGAGGTGGAACTGCCAAACAGGAAACGATAGCCGCTTCCTGCAGTAGCATTGGTAGGCTTATCTCTGGCCTTAAATATTCCAGATAAAATTCCCATAGGAAATCACGCTCCCTTCTAAAAATGGGTATAAGAAAAGCACCTACCGTTTCCGATAGATGCTTAACCTTAGTTTGTTGCACTTTCCCTTAAATTAACGCTCGTTTTAAGGGATATGATATTGGTGTAAGGGATTACTTTAATCGAACATAGCAGGTCGATTTTCCGGCACCCTCACGTTTTAGTTCACCGGCGGTCACCATTTTTCTCAATGCGCCCTCAATGGAGCTGACACTCAAAGAAGGACACAATTCTCGGATATCCTGTTTGGTGAATCGTCCGATTTTGTTTTGTGTTGCTTTACGGACCATATCAATGGCTGGAAGCTTTTCTTCTACAATAGCAAACCTGTCTTCAAAATCCTTATAGGCTGCAAGGATGATGCTGAGGATATACTTGATGAAAGGAACAGCATCTTCTGTGCCATCATGCCAGCCATGCTGTGACTGATTCAGCGCATCGTAATACAGGTCCTTATCCTTTGCGATTTTTGCTTCCAGAGAAATATATTTTCCTACATAAAATCCACTGCGGTATAGAAGCAGAGTGGTAAGAAGTCGGCTCATTCTGCCATTGCCGTCATTGAATGGATGAATGCACAAAAAATCATGAATGAAGATCGGAATCGCAATCAATGGCTCCAGCTCAAAGTTTCCGATCACTCTGTTGTACTCTTCGCAGATTCTGTCCAGAGCTTCCGGTGTTTCATACGGAGGAAGAGGAGTGAACAGAATTTCTGTATGTCCATCAGGGTAGGTTGCGCTGATATAGTTCTGGACATTTTTCGTCTGTCCGGCCATTGGGTTATTCATGTGACTGTACATAATCTTATGGAGCTGCAGGATGTAATTCCGTGAAATTGGAATGGCATCAAAGCTCTCATGGATGATATTCAGGACATCACGATAACCAGCTATTTCTTGTTCATCACGATTCTTCGGAGTGGTTTTTTCTTCAACCAACTGTTTGATACGAGTATTTGTGGTAACGATTCCTTCAATGGCATTAGATGCCTCGGTACTTTGAATTTTTGCAATCTCAACCAGCTTCTCCAGTTCATCCGGTCGTTGCTTCAGGTACAATTCCTGTTTTCCCGCTTCCTTATATATGGCAGCGATATATCCGAGAATATCGGAATCCCATTTCTGGTCCTTGATAGATGAGTAATTGAATGTTCTCATTCCCTTAATCACCGTCCTTTCCCTTAAATGATAGCACATTTTAATGGAAAAGTCAATTAGTTGTGCGAATATTCCCTTACAATAGCGCTCAAAATAAGGTTACCCGCATCAGATGAATAATATACCTCGCTCATCATAAACAGAAGCGCCGGTATTCACACCACAGCGGATCGCACGGTCAAGGCCCATAATGGTAGCCACGGCACCGTCGATTTTCTCTGTGGATTTTTCTTTGTCTGCTTTGACGTTTCCGGCAGGGTCAGTACGGATGAAGATGTTGTCCATCATCCAGCGCAAGACCGGATGACCACCATGAGCGATTTTCTGCTCCAAGGTCAGCTTCATCAGTTCTTTGGTAGGAGGCGACATATCCTTAAAGCCCTGACCGAAAGGCACCACCGTAAAGCCCATGCCTTCCAAGTTCTGCACCATCTGCACAGCACCCCAGCGGTCAAAGGCGATTTCACGGATGTTATATTTTTCGCCCAGCTGCTCGATGAATTTTTCAATGTAGCCGTAGTGGACCACATTGCCTTCGGTGGTCTGCAGGAAACCTTGTCGCTCCCAGACATCATACGGAACATGGTCACGGCGTACACGAAGTTCCAGAGTATCTTCCGGTATCCAGAAGTATGGGAGGACCACATATTTGTCATCCTCATCCAGTGGCGGGAACACCAATACAAAAGCCGTGATGTCCGTGGTGGAGGAAAGGTCCAAGCCACCGTAACATACACGGCCTCGTAGGGATTCTTCAGTTACTTTGAATGCGCAGGCATCCCATTTGTCCATTGGCATCCAGCGGACAGCCTGCTTGACCCATTGGTTAAGTCGGAGCTGCCTGAAAGCGTTCTCCTCGGCAGGGTTTTGCTGAGCCGATTCGCAAGCGGCCTGCACCTTGTCGATGCCCACCGTAATACCGAGAGAGGGATTTGCTTTCTTCCAGACCTCCGGGTCTGTCCAATCATCGCTTTCGTCAGCACCATAAATGACCGGATAGAAGGTCGGGTCAATTTTGCGGCCTTCCAGAATATCCTTTGCTTTCTGGTGGGTTTCGTAGCAGATGGAGTTGGTGTCGGTACCGGCAGTGGTGATCAGGAAATACAGAGGCTGCATTCTGGCATCGCCGGAGCCTTTGGTCATAACATCAAAAAGTTTTCTGTTCGGCTGCGTGTGCAGCTCATCAAATACCACACCGTGGATATTGAAGCCGTGCTTACTGTAGGCCTCCGCCGACAGCACCTGATAGAAGCTGTTGGTCGGCGTATAAACAATACGCTTCTGGGAAGCCAGAATTTTTACACGGCGATTCAGCGCAGGACACATACGCACCATATCAGCAGCCACGTCAAAAACGATGGTTGCCTGCTGGCGGTCAGCTGCACAGCCATAGACTTCGGCACGTTCCTCACCGTCGCCGCAGGTGAGCAGAAGGGCCACCGCAGCGGCAAGCTCGGACTTACCCATCTTCTTAGGAATTTCCACATAGGCTGTCGTAAATTGTCGATAACCGTTGGGTTTGATGGTGCCGAAGATGTCTCGGATAATGCGCTCCTGCCAGTCAATCAGCTCAAAAGGTTTACCGGCCCATGTGCCTTTGGTGTGGCAGAGGCATTCTATAAAATTGACTGCGTAATCCGCCAAATCTTTATTGTAGGTGGAGTCCGCAGCCATAAACTTCGTTGGTGTATAACTATCAAGTTTTCGCAATTGCCGCTTCCTCCTTTCAAAAGGGCATAAAAAATACAGCCCGTCGGCTGCACTACGAGAGAAAGAGCCATCCGGCTCAATCCCTGCTTAATTGGGTTTTTAGTAATTGTTGCTGTGAAGCAGAAGCTCTACGGCAAGCTCTGTATCCGGGTCCATAGGTTTTACATCCCAGCCTCGGTCGTAGTTGCACACGATTCTGCCGTTGCGCTTTAACATCAGCTTGCTGATTTTGCCGCCGTTAATGCCGAACTCCGATGGACCGTCGTAAACCTTCATCCAGTAATGAAAAATGCTGTCGTAGACCTTAAGTGCGCCTTCTTTCCACATGTGCGTTTCCTCCTTACTGGCGAGTCATGCGGATCGCCGGGATTCTGGCTCTCTTGTTGGTCTGCCAGTCGGTGTAGTTTGCGTTCACCTCGGTGATGCCTGCCATCTTGAAGCCGTGCTTGTCAAAGGCTGCAAGAGTAGGAATGAGGCTGGAGAAGGTGCTGCTGATGGTAAATTCGGTGATGCCGTTTTCCATCATGCACTCAGCGATGGCGTCGATGTCCTCGTCCCAGATGACCTCGTTGAAATCAATCAGGTCGTTTTCTGCGTCGATGCTCTTGCGGTAGGCCCAGAACATGGTGCCGTTGATTCCGTAATCCTTCAGGCTTCCGGCCTGCTCTGCGATGGCTCTTTCAAAAAGTTCAATTTTCTTCATGGTGTTGTTCCTCCGTTAAATGTGTTTTCCCTTTCGGTAGTACACATATTCGCTCTAAAAGCACATAATAGCAAGTCATTTCTGCGATATAAATTGTAGAATACTGCACGATGTTTGCCGGTGTTTTTTGTGTATACTATGGCTTGCTGAGTACAGCTATTAGGAGTTTCATTCCAAGTCGAAATCCGTTCTTAAAACTCTCGCTGGAGAGAAGCATTTCCATGTCGGCACGGATGGAGATGTACTGGCCGAGAAGTTCTTTTGTATCATCATCCAATCTGGACTCAAGAACATCGCTAAGCTGACCCATCTTTTGATTCAGCTGACGAAATTCTTCTATATTAGTGGGATGTTCTTCCCAAGGATCGATTTTGCCGTAAAAGAGATCATTAAGAATGTTATCGTTCATGGTCTTTTACCACCTTTCGACAAACATCAACACCGTAGACCACATTCAGGCCGGAGCCGTTATCCCAATGCACCATGATGGAGCCGGTATCATCCACGCCCCAAACGGTACCAAGCGTACCCACCGGAGGGGCTTGCGCATCGTCCATCTGAACCAGCTCCACACGGGTACCGGCAGGATACTGGCTGCGGATGTGTTCGGCTACTGCTTTATTCGGAAACTTCATCGCTGGCCACCTCCTTCCTGGCACCGCTTTTGAAAGCGGAAGATCCGGTCAGATTCTTCAGGAGAATCTTGCGTTCTGTTTTGTATTCTGCACCGATGAAGCCAAGGCGCAGGAGGAAGCAGCGGAAGGCGTACTTATCATTGTCCACCGGCTTCTCCGTTGCGTTGGAGCGCTTCATGTTTCGGGCCATTTCGCAGAGCTTGCAGACGAAGGTATCGTAGGCCTTCACGCTGTCCGCATCCGGCTGGCCGGGAAACCAAGGAAAGGAAACCTTTGTGTCGGTAATCTCAAGCGGCAGGTCGTCCGTACCCAGCGCCTTGCAAATCAGGCTGCGCTTGGCAGCGATGATGTTTTTTAGGTTTTCCAAGTTGGCGTCTGTGAAAAGGCTACGAGGCATGGAAATGCAGATGCCGGTGATTTCATCTTCCGAGGAATCCTCGGCGGTTGCTTCCGGGACCTCGATATTGTCCAGCTGGAAGCCTGCGCTCTCAATGACCTCTTTCAGTTGCTGCAGGGTTTCTGCGTCCAAACCATCCGGCACATCAAGGTTACCTTCTCTGGTAACGGTGTAGTCGCCAATTTTGTAAGCGTAGGTAGGCGTCTTCAGGTAGACTGCCTTTTCGCCGGTCAGCTCACTGATGGCTTTGACCAGAGGCTTGCGGTCGGTTGCGTTCAAAGTAATGTTCATGTGGAAATCCTCCTTTAATTCTGGTACTACATATATCACTCTAAAGGCACAAAATAGCAAGTCATATTTGAGATATAAATGTACCAATTCTATGCCTTCAGAGCTTGTGTAGATTACTAATTATGCCGAGGCGATTTCCTCATAGTTGTAGGTCAAGCCATCACGTACCACAGTGACACCTGCAGCGGAGCCGACCTGTTCAATGTAACGCTTGACGATGACATCACAGAATTTTTCGTCCAGCTCAATGGTATAACAGATGCGGTTGGTCTGCTGGCAGGCAATCAGCGTTGAGCCACTGCCGCCAAACGGGTCAAGCACCAGCGAGTTTGCCATACTGGAGTTCATGATAGGATACGCCAGAAGCGGGATAGGCTTCATGGTCGGATGGTCACCGTTCTTCTTGGGCTTATCAAATTCCCAGATGGTGGTTTCCTTGCGGCCAGTGTACCACTGATGCTTTCCGGCTTTCTTCCAGCCGAACAGCACAGGCTCGTGCTGCCATTGGTAAGGGCTGCGGCCCAGCACCAGAGATTGCTTCTTCCAGATGCAGGTGCCGGATAAATAAAATCCCGCATTGGCAAACGCCCTGCGGAAATTCAGTCCTTCGGTATCGGCGTGGAAAACATAGATGGAAGCGTCCTCGGCCATAGCAGAGTGCATCTGCGTGTAGGCATCCAGCAAGAACTGGTAGAAGGCGCTATTTTCCATATTGTCGTTTTTGATTTTACCGGCGCTGCCTTCGTAGTTCACGTTGTACGGAGGGTCCGTCACCACGAGGTTGGCCACCTTGCCATTCATCAGAAGGTCATAGGTTTCAGCCTTAGTGGAGTCACCGCAGACCAGACGGTGTTCGCCCAGCTGCCACAGGTCACCAGCCTTGGAGAAGGTTGGTTTCTGAAGCTCGGATTCTACATCAAAATCATCATCGTGTACGCCTTTCTTGGTATCTTCACGGAACAAGGCCTCCAGCTCCGCAGGCTCAAAGCCGGTGAGCGAAACGTCAAAGTCGGTGCCTTGCAGGTCAGCGATGAGCAGAGCCAACTTATCGTTATCCCATTCACCGCTGATTTTATTGAGTGCCACATTCAGCGCTTTTTCCTTTTCTTCGGAAAGCTCCACGACCACGCAGTCCACTTCGTTCATGCCCATATCAATAAGGACCTTCAAACGCTGGTGACCACCAACAACACGGCCAGTGGTCTTGTTCCAGATGACCGGCTCCACGTAACCGAACTGCTCGATGGAGCGTTTCAGTTTTTCATATTCCTTGTCGCCGGGTTTTAAATCCTTACGAGGATTATAGTCGGCAGGCAGAAGGTTGGCTGTGTTTTTCTTCTCAATCAGCATATTTTCTCACCACCTTTTCCAGTTCCTTGGTCTTGTCTACATTCTCCCAAGTGCCTTTATAACCATTGAAGTGGCCGTAGGCAGTGGTCTCGGAGAAGTAGGGACTGCGCAGGTGCAACAGAGAAATGATTGCAGCGGGACGCAGGTCGAAAACCTCCATCACAGCTTTGCGGATAATCTCCACATCGACCTTTTCAGTGCCGAAGGTCTCAATCTCAACGGCAGTAGGCTCGGCCTTGCCAATGGCATAGGAGATGGCCACCTGACATCTGTCTGCCAGCCATGCGCCTACGATATTACGGGCAACGACTCTGGCCATGTAAGCGCCGGAGCGGTCGACCTTGGTAGCGTCTTTACCGGAGAAGGCACCGCCGCCGTGGGCAGCAAGACCACCGTAGGTATCCACCATCAGCTTACGACCGGTGAGGCCGGTATCGGCAGCAGGGCCACCTTCCACAAAGCGCCCGGAAGGATTGATGAGGATTTCCGTTTCCTTCGGGAAGTGGTAGCGACTGAGCAAAGGATAGATGATTTCGGTGATGATTTCACGACGAAGTTCACCCAAATCCTTAGTGTCTTTATGTTGCACGGAAACGATGATGTTCTTTACGCTGACAGGTTTGTCATCGTGATATTCAATGGTTACCTGCGCTTTACCGTCAGGACCGACATCACGGATAGTTCCGTCTTTTCTTGCTTCGTCCAGACGCTTGCACAGGTCGTTGACAAAGATAACGGGAGTAGGCATCTTGGCCCATGTCTCGTTGGTGGCATAACCATAAACAGTGCCTTGGTCACCGGCACCAACGGAAGCGAAGATATCGTCGGTATCCACATCACGGGTTTCCAGCGCTCTGTTTACGCCACCGGCGATGTCAGCGCTCTGGCGATGCACATATACGAAAACGATAAACTTCAAAGGATTGTATCCGACCTTGGCAAGAGTCTGACGGACCACCATGCGGATATCGATTTTCTTGGAGCAGGTGATTTCACCGCACACAAAGATTTTTCCTTTTGTCGCCATGACCTCGCAGGCCACACGGGAGTAGCGGTCTTTCTTCAGGCACTCGTCCAGAATGGCGTCGGCGATCAGGTCACAAAGTTTGTCCGGGTGTCCAGCGCAGACACCCTCGGCTGTTTTATAAGAAATGTTCATAATTAAAGTCCTTTCCTTGCCATCAGAAGGCGCTCCATGACATCGTCCTGTGGAGTAGCACCGCCGTATTCCGTGGCACAATTTTCTTTTACGATTTGGTAGATTTCCATCCAGAGCCTGTTGGTCTGGCTCATGAAGTTCTGGCTCATCGCCACATAGGGCGACTGGATTGCATTGCCGGTAGTCGGATGCTTTGCCAGAAAGCCGAACTCTGTAATTGCTTCTTCACACTGAATCCAGCGGGCCACGCTCATGGCGTAGCGTTCCAGAAGCTGGGGAGATACGAGAGCAGCACAGCCACGCTCGTGCAGCCAGTCCCATGTCTTTTTGTAAATATCCGCTGCGACCAGCTTTTTGCCATCCTTCTGTTTGGCAGACAGTAGCTTGGATGGTTTGGGCATCGCTTGACCTTCTAAATCGACCGACTGATTATCAAAGTCAATGACAGTCAATGCTCGTTTGCCCGGATTGCCTTCAGCGATTTTCTCAGCTAAGGGTTTCTTTTTGGCTCCTGCGCCAACACGAGCGCCGCCTCGGTTGGTACCGTCCTTAGCCATTTGCATACACCTCCTTTGGCAGGGTCTTATATACCCCGTTTGAAACTGCGATTTTGTGCGTGAGACCCCACGCCCGTTGCACGGCATAAAGGTCGTAGAGATTTGACCCGCCCCTACCGGCTGTGGTTGTGCCAGCGATCACCACGTTCTGCATGGATTTTGGCATGGCACGGTTTGCAAAGAGCGATCAGATTATCTCTTGCATGTGTGCCGCCTTCCGACAGAGGGACCTTGTGGTGGACCTCTTCCGTAGGAACAAGCAGACCTTTCTCTTGACACAGCTCGCACAAAGGATGTTGCTGCACATAGCTGTCACGGATACGCTTCCAAGCACGGCCATAACGACGACGCACCGCAGGGTCACGGTCATATTTCTCGTAGCGTTTGTTTTCCAGCTTTTCATGCTCCTCACAAAACCTACCGTCTGTTAGCTTGGGACAGCCGGGATAGGAACATGGTCGCTTTGGTTTCTTCGGCATCGTTTCACCTCCTTCAGGGCATAGAAAAAGCCCTGCGGGATTGCTCCCACAAGGCTCGTTCCTGATTTTCGCTTTTCGCTATTATAATAATATCATAAGAAGCGGGTATCATTCTATGTCTTTAGGTATCACGTTTCAGGATACTGTCGCAAATATCAAGGGCCTGATTATGGAGCTTGTACAAGTGGTGCATGCTGTAGCCCATATCCACGGCGATGATTTCCCAAGACTGAAAGCACAGATAACGCTTCTCCAGCAGGGTCTGCAATTCAGGACTCGGTACTGCTTTGATGGTGGAGGAGATTGCCTTCTTCAAATCCACCAGCTCGTCAATATCACGGTTGATTTCAGCCTGCAGGTCTACAATCTTACAAACAGCATCGGCCATCTTGGATGTGGCCTTGTTGGGATTACGAGGCATACCCGTCAGCACCGAACTGGCGCTGGTAGCAAGGTCATTCAGAGCCTCAACCTGCTGAATCTTGGAATTGATACGCATATCCAGAAACTTGGCTTGCATTAAATATTCTTTTGCGTTCATATCGCACCTCCGAAATTTGATATCCTCGGATTGTCGATTTTTGTCGTAGATTGTCGCTGATTTTCATAGATTGGCTTTTACGGCATCAATTAAAGCGTTCTGGGTTAGCTCCTTCAGGGAGAGAGCCTTTAAGATGCGCTCATCGATGGTGCCTTTTGTGATGATGTGCTGGATCACAACAGTTCGGTCGGTCTGGCCCTGTCTCCAGAGTCGGGCGTTGGTCTGCTGGTATAATTCCAAGGACCATGTCAGCCCAAACCAGATGAGAGTGGAGCCACCGGCCTGAAGATTGAGTCCGTGACCGGCAGAAGCGGGATGGATGACTGCCACCGGAATTTTACCGTTGTTCCAGTCCTCGATATCCTTGCTGGATTTCAATTCCCGGACAGCAAAGCGCTTTTTGATACGCTGCAGGTCGTGTTTAAACCAGTAGGCCACCAGCACCGGCTTTTCATTTGCTGCTTCAATCAAATCTTCCAAGGCATCCAGCTTGCGGTCGTGGAACTCCACAACATCCCCGGTGTCGGTATAAATGGCACCGTTGGCCAGCTGCACCAGTTTTCCGGTCAGGGATGCTGCATTGGCAGCAGTGATTTCTTCATCAGACAGGTGCAGGACAAGTTCTGCTTTCAGCTGCTCGTAGCGGGTTTTCTCATCTTCGGAAAGCTGAACTTCGTATTGTGAGGAGATCAGCTCCGGCATCTGCAGGTAGTCGGTACTTTTCATGGAAATCGTAATATCCGAAATCTGCTTATAGATGGCGTCCTCTGCATACGGCAGCGGCTTGTAGGAGTAGATGATTTGCCCGTTGCGCTTATCCGGCATGAAGTAGTTGTTTCGATACTGCGTGATAAATCTGCCAAGGCGCTGGCCCATATCCAGCAGTCGGAACTCAGCCCACAAATCCATGAGGCCGTTGGAGCTTGGCGTACCGGTGAGACCGATGATACGCTTGATTCTCGGTCTGACCTTCAGTAATGCCTTGAAACGTTTTGACTGGTGATTTTTGAAAGAGGACAGCTCGTCAATGACCACGGTATCGAAGTCAAAGACAAGGCCGCTGTCCTCAATCAGCCACTGCACATTTTCACGGTTAATAATGGTGATGTCGGCACCAGCCAGCACTGCAGCTTTTCGTTCTGCCGGTGTCCCCACAGCAACAGCGAAGGTCAGGTGCTTTAAGTGAGACCATTTCTTCAGCTCCGCAGGCCAAGTATCACGGGCCACACGAAGCGGAGCGACCACCAGAACACGATGGGCCAGAAAGCTGTCAAATAGCAGATCTGCGATGGCAGTCAGGGAGATGACCGTTTTGCCAAGACCCATATCGAGGAGAACTGCGGATACAGGATGGTTTTCGATATATTCAATTGCGTAGCTCTGGTAATCGTGCGGCTTGAAGTTCATCCAGCATCCCTCCAATCTGTTCTGGTTTATCTATTACATAGACCTTGAATCCCAAGGAGCGAAGCAGCCTGTGTCGTGCTTCCTGCAATGGGCGTGGGCGCTTTCCGGGAGCCTTCAGTTCCACAAAAGCGATAAGGCCATCAGGTAGTAATACAAGGCGGTCGGGCATTCCGTCGAAACTCGGAGACACGAACTTTACAGCGATGCCTCCAGCCTTTTTGACCGCCACGGTTAACTTGCGTTCTATTGTTTTTTCTAACATCGCTACCTCCATCAGCGTTAATTTCCGTAGAGTGGGTAACCTCCCTTTATGTCATTTACTGAACTTTTTATAGAACAGATTTTTTAGTCCTAAGAGAATTTTTGTATATGACCTTAATGGAGGTTACCCCTACGGTATTGTCAGTTCAGAAAATCTTCTTCAGCATCGTTTTCTGCTCTCAGGCGCAGGCCCTTAAAATAGCGCTTGTTGTGTACCTTGATTCGCTCAAAGCCAGCCTTCTCCAGCGCAAAGTAGAAGTCTGCTGTGCTGCGGATATACTCGTTGCAGTCCAGAGAGTAGTTGCGGTATGCCTGATACAGCGCCGAGGAGCTTTCCTTATAGGAATCATCCACTTCGCACTTGTCGGCAAGGAAGTGACCAAACCAGTCGTTCTGGCTGCGATATTCATCGATGGCCTTCTGGACGCATTCCGGCACCGGAATCTGGTAGTCCAGTTCAATAACCTTCTTGGCACCTTCGATGACCCACGCCAGAATGCTTTCACCGGCATTGTCAAACAGGTACTCGCCGTAATTCTTGATGTCGCTCTTGCCGGTAATCTTGGCATTGAACGGGATAACGATAAGGCGACGCCAGATACCATCATCGGATGCGCTGACACGAGGCAGATGGTTGGTGTACAGCACCAGTGTGTGGCAAGGCTTGAAGGAGAACGGGTCCTTATACTTTTTCTCCGCAAACACATCATCGGTGGAGCAGAGCTGCTTGACGGTGGAGTCGTTCAGGCGGGAGCCTTCCTGCATTTCTGCTGCGATGAGCAGACGCTTGCCTTTGACCTCGGCCATTTCCGGTTTGATGTTTCTGCGACAGCCAACGGTCAGCGTATCTGCAGAGATGTTGCCGCTGTAAAGGCCCAGCACACGAGAGACTGCATTCCAAAAGGTGGACTTACCATTACGGCCATCACCATAGGCAATAATCAGCGCTTCCACATAAACCTTGCCGATAGCAGCCAGACCGCAGATCATCTGCACATATTCAATCAAGGACTGATCACCTTGGAAAATCAGGTCGAGGCAGTCCAGCCAAATCTGCTGACCTTTCTGGCTCGGAGATACCGAGGTGATTTTGGTAATGAAGTCTTCCGGCGAATGTTCCCTTGCACCGGCCATGCCTTTACGCAGGTCGTAGGTTGCTTCAGGCGTACACAGCGCAAAGGGATCGGCGTCCAAATCCCTCGGAGAGATTTCCAAAATAGGATGGGACTCCTTGAGCGTGGAGGTGATGTTCTTGGAATCACGGCGCTTGATGGCAAAAGCCTGATATGCCTTTGCAGCCAGAAAATCCTGATAGGCTTCCAGCTGCTGGTCGTTCATCAGCTGTTCGGCCTTGGATTTGGAGGTACTGTCAAGGATGGTCTGAGCGCCGCTGTTCTTCATTTTGGTGAGTGCCTCCACAAGGTCATTCCCAGCTTCTTTCAGCTGGCGACGGGTCAGTTCATGGGCAACGGCCTGCGCTCCCGGCTCGGACTCTTGCCAGTAGTGGTTGGAGTAGCGGATAAAGTGTGTGGCGGGAGAATAGCGCAGTTCGCTGGAGAAGTATTTTCCCAGCACCTCGGCCTGTCCAACATCGGAGTAGTCCTCCGGCTTATAACAGGAAGGGTCATTGTAAACATCCGGTGCCACATAACCGTCCTGTTGGGAGAGCTTCGTATAAAAACGCTGGGCAGAATGCCAGATGGTGGAAAGCTCGGTGTTATCCAGAGGCGGCACACATTTAGCGGCTTCCTCTAAGAAGGTCTGGTATGCCTTTTCGGTGTCGCCGTATTTCTTGATGACACGACCAGCGAAGCGGCTCATGGTAGCGTTACGGCTTCCTTCCGGGATAACGGAATGGTCGAAGTCTCCCTGCGGCATATATTCATCAAACAGGTCCTCATTCAGAAACTCCGTCAGATTCATGCGTCCGGGATAAAGCGCCACCTCAGCGGCAGCAGTGCCGAAGAAGAAACGTGCCGCATCCAGCGCCTGTGTATCAAAATATGGAAAGATGGAGTTGACCAGCTTCTTCATGTCGCTATACAGCGAAGCGTCGGTGCAGTGTTCAATCGGGAACAGCACATGGAATTTAGGTCTGGCCGCTTTGCCGTTTTTCTCACGGTTATGGAAACGGCTGAAATGGATAGCGAAGGTAACTCCCGGAAAAGCCTGCATCACATCTTCCGGTGTCATCCAGTCAGCAGGATTTTCAGAATGGTCATTATCGCAGTCCACCGGCAGACAGTCGCTGCCGATGAAGTTGTCACCGTTGCGATAGCTGTTGCGATATTCGGCACAGACATAGTCGTGGCAGATTGCAGCCTTCAGGCTGGCCTCATCCAAAATCACATGCTTGTGCGGATAGGAGCAGTTGCCGGGATTGCCGATGACATCAGCAGAATAGATGGTAAACATTAGTCGTACACCTCCTTGGACTCGTCCTCCAGCACCTTGGTGATGAATTTCAATGCACGGATGGTGGTTTCCAGCTCACAGTCGCCGCCGAGGAACACTTCAAAACCATTGCAGCCATGTTTATCTACAAAGGTGCGGATTTCCATATCGGTGCTGGCGCTGTCCTGAATACGGAAATAGGTGCGTCCACCGTGGCCGCTGTCGCCGCCCATATAACCTGTAGTGCCAGCCTCGACCTCCAGAATGTTGGCGCTGATCACGTCACGGGTATAGGTGGAAATCTCAGTGCCATCCGGCAGAATTTTTCTTTTTTCGATTACTTCATACATAGGGTTAAGCCTCCTTCAAATTTTCGGTGAAATAGCGTAAGCGGTAGTTCATCCACTTGGCTCTTTCGATTTCTGCCTCCATGCCCGCTGAGATGCGACTGCCGAATACCCAGACCTCCGAGCATTTGCTCATCAGGGCATTTCCGAAGAACAGACCAAGCTGGCGTTCCTTCGGGTCCGCATCATTCAGAAACTGCGGAAATAACAGGTGCGGTGCAATGGGGATATATCCCTGTTCTACGGCGAAGCGGCTGTATCGTCTGGCGGCATCCACATTTGCGTCAATATCTCCGGCATAGGGAGAGCAGATATAAACGATGGGCCTGAAAGCACGAAGTGAGCGTTCCTCTTTTTCGATGGCAGAGAGTGCGCCGTGTGCGGTCGGGTCAAAATATCCCTCGCTGTTAAACTTGCTGATACTCAAAACACGAATCCTCCTTTCCGGTGGGCATAGAAAAAGGGCGTCCACCTCTAACTTTCCACTGGAGATGAACGCCCGATTTGAGCGGAGAATTTTTAATCTTTTTTATAAAAATCTGTTGTGTACCCGTCAGCACGAAGTAGTAGACCTTTGGCCCAAGGAGGAGTGCGGCCCATTTGTTCACAGACCGCTTCCAATGACATGCGTGGATCTGCCTCGATCACAACTTCATCGTGAATGTGCATGACGATGGAGCAGCAGCGCAGGGTCTGCATGGCGTAGCAGAGGATGTCTCTGGCAGTAGCCTGTACAATGTTTTCCACGAACTTTGGTCCATAAGAATCAAGGCGCTCCCATTTCTTAGTGGCACCGACGCCTTCATAGGTGATACACTCGCCGCCGAATTTGTTAATCCCGACCTTGGGTTTTACATAGGCCAGCTTTCTGCCGGAGGGAAGCGTGATAAAGAGCATGCCGCTTCTGCAGGAGAAGGTAAGTCCGTAAAGGCTGGTTGTATGCTTGTATTTCACAGCCTCCATAACTGCACGGTCTACGGCCCACCAAAATTCGACAATTTTCGGGTTTGCCTGTCGCCATGCATCCACCAGCGAAGGAAGCTCATCTTCGGTCAGGCCCATCTCAATAGCGCCCATTGCCTTGAGTGCGCCGACGCTGCCGCCGTAGCCGAGGGCCAGTTCAGCGATTTTACCTTTTTGTCGCAGGTGGCCGTTGATACCATGCTTCTCGACCGGGACCTTAAACATCTGGCTGGCAGAAGCGCAGTAGATGTCGCCACCTTGTTCAAAAACCTTCTGTCGCCAGCTTTCGTCTGCATACCAAGCGATGACACGTGCCTCAATCGCAGAAAAGTCAGCTACAAGGAACTGAGCGCCATCTCTGGGAATGAAGGCCGTGCGGATCAGCTGGGAGAGGGTGTCCGGTACGTCTTCGTAGAGCAGTTCCACGGCAGCAAAGTCACCGCAGCGGACCAGTCCACGAGCTTCGGCCAGATCCGGTAGATGGTTTTGCGGGAGATTTTGCAGCTGAATATTACGACCGGAGAATCGACCGGTGCGGTTGGCTCCGTAAAATTGGAACATGCCTCTGGCACGACCATCAGCGCAGACCGTGTTTTCCATTGCCTGATACTTTCTGACGGAGGATTTTGCCAGCTGCTGGCGCAGGAGCAGAACATCTGCAAGCTCCGGTGGTGCCTTTTTCAGAAGTTCATTCACAGCCTTTTTATCAAGACTGTCCGTTTTCATACCGTTATCGGCAAGCCACTGCTTCATCTGCTGGACGCTGTTGGGATTTTCCAAAGCGGTCATGTGCTTTATGGAGGTGGTCAGCTTCTGACGGGACAGCGTATCCATTTTAATGGCCTGCGCCACCAGCTCCATATCTAGACGCACACCGGTGTCGTTGATTTCCTCACTCTGGTGATACTCATCCCAGACCGTCTGCGATACCGGGAACTTCGCCAAGCGCTGCTGGATGCCCATTTCGGTTTCAACATCACGCAGGTTATATTTCTTGAAAACATCCCACTTTTCTGGTGCGTGGAAGGGCCTGTTGCGGGTACGCTGGCCATTGGATTTTGTAGGAGCGCAGGGCTGGCAGAAGTATTTGATGAGGTCTTTGCCTTCGGTGAGTTTCTGCTTTTCAAGACCCAGCACGGCACCGACGCCTTCCAACGAAAGCGGAAGTCCCATCGTAGCGGCCCAGATCATAGAGCAGCGCCAGCTATCGGGATTCAAATAATCACCGGTGGGATAGCCTAAGAAGCGTGAGAGGCAGATGCGTTCAAAGGTGGCATTGAAGGCCCATTTGATCACGGCATCATCCTCCAGCGCCTGCAGGACATCCTTCGGGATATGTTCGCCGCAGGCAAGGTCGACCACCTGCACAGGGCCGGAGTCCACGCTGTAGCCAAAGAGCAGTATTTCAAAATCGTCAGCCTCCACATAGCGATATACACCGGACTTTTGCAGCGGAGTGCTGCTGTAGGTTTCTATATCAATACTCAGTGTTTTCATGAGTTGTCACATCCTTTCCATATCCAAACAGGGCGACAGATTGCTCCGCCGCCCTGCTGGGAAATCAGGTGATTAGTCGAGGAAATCCTCATCGTCATCCGTATTGAAATCAGACTCAGCGCTGGCCTTACTGCCGAGAGGCTCACCGTCACGAATCTTCTGGAGATTGTTCAGGCCGCAGGCGATGCCCTTGTTACCAGAGCTATTGAAAGCGTAGAAGGTAATGCTGGCACGACCGTAGACACCGGAGTAAACCTCGGAACGGCTCATGATAGGATTGCGGTCTGCGTCCACGATGCCGGGAGCAGTGGTAGCGTTGGCGTTGATGAAGTACGCATTGGCGTAGGCTGCATCGTCAGGTCTCTCAAGGTCACCATCACGAAGAGGAGTCTTCAAAATGGAGAGCGCAGGTACGGTCTTACCGTTGCCCTTGAGCTTCGCTTCGCCTTCCTTATAGGCAGCTTCGATAGCAGCCTTAATCTTGGCAACAGTGCGAGTATCGGACTTAGGGATGATAAGGCTCACGCTATACTTAGGAGTGCCGCCGTTGATGGACTTAGGCTCCCAGACATTTGCGTAGCTCCAGCGGGTTTCAGGGCCAGTGATGACCTTCATGGGATTTACAGGTTTTACATTCTTACTCATAATCATTTTCCTCCATAAAATCAGTTTTTGCATTATTCATGACCGGACGTTTATCGCTTTCCGGTACAAGTGTGGGTTTGCCCTGTGGCTTTTCGATGTAAGCCGACAGGAGTTCGTCAAAGCGGCTCTTGCCGAGCAACTTCTGCATAGCAGTGATGCCGAGGAGCTTGCGCTCATACGGGTCAAAGCCTGCGTCGGTTACGGTCTGGGTAACAGCAGCCTCATCGGTGTAGCGACGGTTACTGCGGCCTTCGACCAGTTTGAAGCCGGTCCATTCCTTACCGGAGATGGCCTGCTGGAGTGCGTACTCCTTGATGTCGTTGACCCAAGAGACCAGCTGGTCTGCACGGGAGAGAATGACCTCGATCTCTGTATCCTCCAATAGAGGAGGCAGCTTGAAATCGTACTGCGCCAGCATCAGGTTTGCCTCGGCTCTGGCCCTGCACTCATGCTTGGCTTTACAGAAGCCACACCACTCGCCGCAGAGGAAGTTTCCGTCACCGGCAAAGGCAAGCTCTGCGGTCGGCTTCAGGACCTCATCGGCCCAGCGGTAAAGGTCGTCCTTGGACATCTCGAAGGTGGATACATTCTGGCGTCTCGGCTGATACACGGTCATTGCCACGGTATCGATGTCGTAAATAGCGTCGAACAGCTCCAAGGCACCGAGTGCGTAGCACATCATCTGGGGATTGTTATCTGCTTCCACCAGAACGCCAAGGCCATGCTTATAATCCACCACGTGGAGCGTTCCGTCAGAGATGATGATGGCATCTGATGTACCGAAGCCTTGTTCTACCCAGCGGGAGAAGTCCACTCGCTGTTCAATGAGAACCACCGGATCAGCGCAGGTTTCCTTGGAAGCTTCCACCAGCTCTAAGATGTAGGCTGCATAACCGTTGGCGCAGTCCAGCATCTCTTCGTTATACCAAGTCAAATGCTCGGTCGGGTCTGTAGCCTCCATACCAAGCGCCGTGCGGAGCTTGTACTCACAGAGGCTGTGTGCGTCGGTCCCTTCGGCGGCATAATCGGAGCCTTTATCTTCGTAGGTTTCACATAACCTTGCAGAAGGCGGGCAGTTCAGCCAGCGATGGGATGAGGACGCTGATAAAATAGCGTGTGCTTTAGGTGGCATTCCCGATCACCTCCGCATCACGAAGCAGCGCTTCATAATTGGACGAGTCCACCTGAGAGAGCTTGCTGGCACCGTATTTCTGGAGTAGCTCACGGACGCCTGCTGTGTAACCGGCACGGGATTTCTCAGAGAGAACTGCACGGACCTGTTCCAGCGTCAATGCGGGTTTCTGCACCGGCGCTTTTTCTTCCGGCTGTTCCTCTGCGTCGTTACCGGAAAACAGCTGTGCCAGATAGTTGGCGGCATCAGTAATAGCAGCGGCAGCATTGCGTAACTCTTCGATGGTCATAGCCATTTCGCTCATTTTGTTCATGATGTTTTCCTCCTTCCTCGGATTGTCTTGCGGCAAGTACACTGAGATTTCTTGACATTCGTGCGGATACCTGACTGATAGCGACGAGAATTTCAATGGCCTCAGTGTCAGGACCGCTGCGATTGCGATAAGACTCCATAGCGGGTCACCTCCGTTTCTGTGAAGCTGTTTTGTTGTGCCTCACATCTTTCCACTGGAGATGAAAGAGGAAATTGAGCGGATAATTTTCAAAAAAGTTTTTGCTCTCCGACAGAGTGGACTCCGCCGGAGATCAGATTTGTATTAACGACCGTAGATTTTATGCAGTTCGGTACGGATGCGCTTCATCTGATCGGCGAAGGTGCGCTGCTTACGGCCCAGAGCCTCAGCGATGGCACGGTCGGAGATTTTGTCGTTAGCCATCCACATGGCGATAATACGGTCGGCGTCCGGGTCAAGTTCACGAAGACGCTGGAAAAGCTGCTCAAGCAGAAGACGGTCTTCGTAAACCTGCTCCATGCTGACGCTTTCGTCAGGGAGCATGTCCATGAAGGAATCGCCGGTTTCGGTGTTGGGCGCTTCGAGAGAAAGTTCCTTATAACCAAGGTGGTGTTCACAGTTTTCACAATCGCCATCGCAGGCCCAGATAAATTGCTTCGGGCATTTGCAGCGGTGGTGATACTGTTCCTTCTTACGGATGGCACCAGCCATGCGATAGAAGTCCCGAAACTGCTCTTCGGTACAAGGGATTTTTTCCTTGAGGGAACGGCTGTAGATGAATGGTGTGTTCTGGTTGCCTTTGTTTTGCATAAATTTTTCCTCCGTTTCGTTGTTTTCCGAAGCGGAGGAAGTCAGTAATTTATATGCAAAAATAAAAAAACGGTGAAAAGCATACAAATCGAACGGGATCTCCGTTTCGGTTTGCATCCTTTCCACCGATGGTCAGGCTGCAGTTAGCAAAAAAGTATTTAGTTGCTGCAGAAAAGTGTGAAAATATTATTTGCGAAAGCAGATATATTATTTACTTTTTCTGCAAAGTGTGTTATAATAGAAGCTAAAATGTGATTTCTCTCTTCCGAACACACTTATATTATACCATGCGGAAGTGAAAAATCATCAGTTTACGCAGTCAAAGTGGTTCCTGTAAAGTTACCATAAAGTTTGCATTTGGAGGTGAGCATCTTGCGTGAGCTTGTATTAGCAACAGTTTTAGCGGAAATTAAGAATACGTTCAAAGATGACATCGACGATCCAAACTTGGTCGAGCTTCTTTATGGTGGAATCACGGAGCCGCTGGGATTGCCTCGTGTCGCCGTTTCAAAAGGAACGGCCAGCCTCATCATGAATCGTCAGCCTAAAGGGAAGCCTCATAAAATCATCAGGAACAATTCCCAAGACGATAAGGTGAAGGCATCTATTGGTACATACTTTGAAAAGAATGTCATCAAGCATTTTCTGCCGGGTATGGAAGATGAAGTGATTTTTCATCTGAGAGGCGTTATCAAGGACGACAGGAATATCTCGGATGCGAAAAGAGCTGAACTTCAGCTGCTTGGTAAAAAAGAAACTTTCGCCGAATTTCTCGGACAAGTCTATCTATACTCCTTGACACGTGACAATGTGCTGTCGCCTGAAGCTAAACAGATGTTGGAACGGGAGTTGGAGGATTACAAGAAGAATCCGCTGCAGACGATTGATATCCCGGAAAGCATTATTAATGAAGAAAGAGCATACACGGCTGCACTGATGGCAGCTTATGCACAGGAACTTGGCGATAGTTCACTTACCATCGATACATTGGCTGAACACGCAGTGCAGGCAAAGCATCTGGCAGAACAGCGCAAATATTATTTCGCTGCTGAGGCTGTTAGAAGAGGTACTCGTGATATATACCAAAAGGAAGACCAGTTTGATGTCTTGAAGGAAGAAATTCATGAAGGCGTCAAAGAGGTCTGGGAAGAACAATACTCCGGCGGCATTGCCAGACTGCGTAATGTTCTAAAGCAGGCCGGAGCAACACAGCCTAATAGATGTTGGCTTTATCGTGATACAGATTGGCTTGGTATTCCACAGAAAAAGGGAGTCTGCCATTTCCTTGTGAATGATGGCAGCATTGAAGGTTGGGTGAGAGATGATGACGAAAAATCCGTTTAACAGCATATTTGAAAATTCGTTGCGTCTACTCATTTTGCTGGACATTTACGACATGCCACAGACCGTTGATATGCTCTACGCAATTGATTTTATGACCGTCTATGGTAAATCCTTCGGGATTACAGAGACCAATCTCAATGGCGACAACGAGTATCGCTTTAGTGAATTCGCTTCCAGACGTGAGCCTGTAAGGGCGGCGCTGAAGGAGATGGTCCTTAATGGCACTGCACAGGCGGTCAGTTATAAAAAGGGACTGGCGTACATCATCACACCTGAAGGTGAGGATTATTGCGAGTCATTAGAAAGTGATTATGCAAAGGAATATAGACACAATGCCGAGAAAGTAATTAGCAAGATGGCTGGTAAAACAGAACGAGCCATTATCTCGGACATCAACAAAAAATCAGCCGAAGCGCTGAGGAAAGGAGTCACAGG